CCGGCATTCCGAAGGCCGACAGCACCGGCGGGGCGCTCTACACCGGGACGTTCCAGGCTGGGCCCACGGCCACGAGCTATCGGCTGTGCTTTCATGTCGCGACCACAAGCAATTCGGCCTACACGCTGAAAATCGATCGCGTCTCCATCGCTCCGTCTCCGGTGGCATTCGCGGCAGCGGTGACGGACCCGGTGGCCTATACGCCAACTCTCAACTCAAACACCGGTGTTGCAGCCAATAACGCTCGCTGGTGGCGCGCTGGGCGTTACATGATGATTGAAGGGGCCGTGCGCTATAGTGGCACGGGCGCGGCAAGTGTATTCACTGTCTCGCTGCCTTCTGGGTATTCGATCGATGACACGGTTGCTTTCGACGGCAACGATTCCTTGAGCCAAATTCTAGGCTTCTGGGGTTGGTACGACGATTCGGGCTCGGCCGCGTCTCGTGGCGGTTATGCACGCCGCAACAGCGCGACCTCGGTCTCGTTCGTCCGAAACGACACGTCGAACGCTGTCGATTCGAGTGCGTTCGCAAACAACGACCGCGTCACTTATCAGCTTCGTATTCCCATCGCGGGCTGGGGCTCGAACGTTCAGATTGGAAGCTATGATGGGCGGACGGTAGCTGCGCGATACACAAGCTCGACAACTGCGCTGTCGGCATCGTACACGACGGTCGTATTTCCGACTCGGGACTACGACACGCACAACGCCTACAACCCCTCCACCGGCGTCTTTACCGCTCCGGTTGCCGGTTACTACCGAGCGACCACCGCGATGCGCACGGCAAGCGCTTCGTGGGCGGCTAACAACGGATTCTTTTTCAACTGGCGCAAAAACGGCACTTCGATCAAACAAAACTTCAACTACGCCGCTACCACGGCCACGTTCCAGCTTGGCGCTCAAGGCGCCTGTGAGGTGTTCCTAAATGCCGGAGACACGCTCGATCTTCGGGCTGTGACTTCTGTTTCAGTGTCGGCGAGCGGAGACGCCACCGAGAACGTTTTCGAAATCTCGCTCGTGCCCGGCCGCTCGACGCTGGCGGCGGGAGACTACGTTCCGCCGAAAGTGACGCGCTACACGTCCGGCTCGGGCACGCATAACGTGGCGGCGGGCACGAAGTATCTGCGCGTGCTAATGGTGGGTGGCGGCGGTGGTGGTGGTGGCAATAACACTACGTCGAACGCTTCTGCCGGCGGCGCCGGTGGTGACACGACCTTTGGTACTGCTGTGGCCAAAGGCGGCACAGGCGGGCGTTCGGCAAATGCCAGTGCGGCACCATCCGGCACCGATGCGCCTAATTATGTGGTGGTAAACATCTACCGCTCGGACATCGGGCAATCGGGCGGAAGAACTGCAAGCGGCAGTGGCGTAACAATCTCCGGCGGCAAGGGCGGCTCGTCGTTCTTGGGCGGCGGCGGTCAAGGTAATGGTGGTGGTGGTGGATTTGCTGCATTAGCTAACACCGGCGGCGGTGGCGGTGGTGGAAGCTCGACTTCTGGCAGTGCGAACGATTGGGCCGGCTCTGGCGGCAATAGCGGGGAAGGGATCGAGTTTATTATCTACAACCCGCTTCCGACTTATTCCTACACGGTGGGCGCTGGCGGGAGCCCTGGCTCTGGCACCAATCACAACGGCGGCTCAGGAGGCTCTGGTGTCATTATCGTTGAGGAGCATTTCCGTTAGGACGCCCGAGCTTCTCAATGCAGAGGGTGGGTAACTAATCGTGCCTACAAGTATCTCCGAAAAGACTCTTGTACCGATTGGTCTAGCGCTCGTGGTCATAGGCGGTGCTGCCGCTTGGGCCACGAAAATGGATATGACCATCTCAGCGGCGCAAGCCGCCATTCAAGAGCAGAGGCAAGCGGATATGGAGTATCATAAAATTGTTTGTGAACTGCTTCGCAGCATTGATCAGCGGTTGTCGCGGATCGAGGGCTCGCGTCGCAAGATGGGGGAGTAAAAATGGTTACGATTCAGGTGCAGTTAGCAAAAGAAACGAAAGACGTTTGCGACTTGGTGTTGAAGGCGGCCAGTTTGGCGAAGGCTAAGAAGCCGCTTTCCGAGCTTCTTCCGGATTTTGTGAAAGCAGTGGATGGGATTGCTGTGGTCCCCACGGAAGCGAAGACGCAGACGTGGGCGTTCGTGAACACTTTGGTGCTCTTCGGAGTCAATCTCGCTCAAGTGCTTGTATCCGACACCGTGCAGACCGTTCCGGCGAAGGCGTGATGGTTACCCTAGAGGATCTGAAGGCTCGCGCTGAATCGACCGAAGAGATTAAATCGCTCATCGAGCAGGCGCAGAAGGAACTGGATCTCAACGTCCCGTTCTGGGCCAAGATCGTTGTTTTCCTTCTCCGGTTCATTCCAGGCATTCCGGCGTGGGTGATTACCGCGCTGCCGGTCATCATCGCCATCATCGATAAGCTACCTTGGTTTGAGCGAAAGCAAGCCAGGCGTGAGCTGATTGAAGCGGCGAAGGAATCGGTTCGCGCGAAGTCGCCGGAGCCGTTAAAGCCTGTTTTCAAGAAGGTCTGTGTCGGCTCGGTCTGTCAGGTGGTGAGGGCTGACGACAACCGACTAAAGTGAGTGAGGTGCCGTCGTGCGGACAACTCCATACGGTTACCGGGTTCCGGAGACGGGTGACCCGGCAAAAGGGACCGGCGGTTGGTACGAGTCGGTCGAGTTTGATATCGACCGGGTGGACAACCACAACCACGACGGCACAAACTCCCGCCTTCTATCTCCGACCGCCATCCCCACTTCGACCGTGAGCATCCTTGCCGCGGGATGGGTGGCCGATGGCCCCTCGTACAAGCAGACGGTGACCATGCCGGGCTCGGTACCAGAGGTCAACGAAGTGTCGGTCCGCTTCCGCCAGACGGCTCCAGCGCCCGAGGTTGGCATGAACGCGCAGCTTGCCTTTAAGCGGCTTAGTCCGACCGCGGTTGAAGTATATTGTTCGGACAACACGGCTGAGTTCGTCATGGTGCTGCGATGATGTGTGACCGGCGCGAGAGGCGAGGGGTTTTGTGAATCCGTATCGGATCGAAAAATTCGACGGCGGCATTGCCGACTCGTATCTTGCGGTCCAACCTCCGAGGAACGCATGGCTGGAAAACTTTTACCTCGACGAAGTGGGGAAGCCCTATGTCCGGGAGGGGACCGAGGTTCTGTCACAGAGAATCCCGGTAAACGGCGCATCCACGCGGTTGTCCGGAATCTACCTCGACTCCATCCCGTTCAACTATCCGTTGGTGGTTCGCGCCGACAAACTGTACCGCGTCGATGCGACTGACACTCCGAACGAGATCCAGGGGCCTACGGGAAACCCTGCCTTCCCAAACAAGACGCACACGGACTTCGAGTCAGCAACGATATGGCAGCGGCAGCTTATCGTGGCCGGCGCGCCCTCGACTTTTCTTCCAGCTCGCGTTGTGAACACGTCGGGTGATGACACGTTCGTCGCATACACGCTAGGGCTTCCGGCGATAACCACGAAGCCTAGCGTTTCGTCCGCAGGTGGGACTGGTAACACCTACTTATGGGGCTTTCACTGGTTGTGGGTTTTCCAAGACGGTGCGTCTACGGTCTACGAAGAGCTTGGTCCGCCTGTTTACGTCCAGCTCACCAACATCGGCACGCCGAACACCAACACCGTGACGATTACAGGTTTGCCGTCGATTACTAATACGGCTTCGACGAACTACGACACCGGAACGCTTGTGGTCGCAAGCGTCGGTACGACGAACGGCTCGGCAGTACTAACGGGTTTTAGTTCAACAGCGAACATCCTCGTTGGTATGGCGGTCTCTGGCTCAGGAATTCCCGCTGGAACCCGCGTTCTGTCGAAAACGGCGACCACAGTCACGCTCAGCAGAAACTGCACCGCTACCTCTTCGGTGACGGTTACTTTCACACGGTTAGTCGTAAAGATTTTTCGTACTGCGTCCAATGGCACGACACTTTTTGAGCTGGCCACGATAGCCAACGGCACCACGTCGTTCTCGGACTCGATTGCCGACAGTGCCATCACCGACAATGACGTCATCTACACGGACGGAGACGTGCAGCCGTGGGAGGCGCCTCCTGCGGACGCGAAGTACGTCGTCGAGGTGAACGACGTTTTTTGGTACGGCGGAGACCGCTACATTCAGCAGTCGGTGCAGGGGGCTCCCGGCGGTTGTCCGTCGCTATTTAGACAGCCAACCGCTTCGAAGCTCATGGGGCTTGCTTCGACCGACACGTTCCCGGTTGCCTTCTTCTCGCGATCTGTACAGCGCATCGAAGGTACTTTCGACGAGTTTGGCGACGGTGGATTCGAGTTCAAGGAGATAAGTGAAAACGCCGGTTGCGTGTCTAACCGAGGGATAGTCAAAACGCCGCAGGGCATCGTGTGGCCTGGCATTGGAAGCTTCTGGTGGACCGACGGTTACCAAGCCCGGCGGATTTCCATGGGTTTGCCGCAGCGGTACAAGATCTACAACAACCCGCAGATGGTGGGTGTGTACGACGCCAAAAAGAACACTGTGGAGTGGACCGCATCTTCCGCCGAGAACAACACGACGGCCGCGAACGACATCCGCATCACACTGTTTCTCGACTTCGGCATTTCGGAGTTCTCCACGTTTGCGGTTCAAACAGCAAAAAATAACATCTATCCTACGACGCTTGGGTTCTCCGGCGACGGAGATGTGCCTGACCAATACCGCAACCGGCTACTCATCGGCGAAAGCCGCGGGTATTTGCTTTGGACTAATCCCGCCGTTTACACGGACCCGTACATCGACATCACCAAGTTCCCAACCGACTTCAACAAGAAGGTGATTCAGTACCGGTGGGAGTCGGCAGCGCTTTCTCTCGGCGACGACTCGATGCGGTCCTACGTGATACAGCTCACGGCGGAACTCGATGCGGCGACAGAGGTGTCGGCGCAGTTCTACACGAGGCGCGACGTCCGAGGCGCGTGGGCAAGCCTCTCCGAGTTTCGTCAGGACGGCGCAATCGTTTGGGGCACATCCGAGTACCCGTGGAACGACCCGACCGTCACAGGCCAGGGTTGGAACGAAGTGGCTCTCGTCGACGGTCAGCGCAGCAACAAGCATCCGGGCTTCCGCGGCGCTCGGTGGCAGGTGGCGCTGACCAACTCAAAGACTTGGATTGCCCGAAGCGACCTACTCGGTACGGCTACCTGCTCTAACGCAGCACCTTACGTCGCGGTCACTCTCGACGACTCCGCGAAGAGTTGGCCCGACGACTGCGAGGACTACGAACTTACGTTCTCCGACGACAACTACACCGAAGGTTTCACGGTGATCGAGCGCACCTCTGACACGGTCGTAAAAGTCATCGATCCGTACGGAACTCTTGCGACGTGGCCTTGGGACACGAAAAAGTGGCAGATGCGCGGCTATCGTAAGAACGAGCGTATCAAGCTTCAGTCGGTGACCCTCTGGGTAACCGACAAAGAGCTATCTCAGCGGCCAGGTAAAGGCGACGCGAGCGTGACCAATGGCTAGTCCTATAAACCGGAAAGTCATCTCTCGCGATGGCGTCAAAGACACTAGAGCACGCACTGCGCTTCGTCTCACGGAAGAGAACTTCATCCAACTGTTCGATGAGGTTAAGCGGCGGCGGTTTTGGGTAACCAAGCCGGGCAACTACTCGAAGTCCTTTCTGCTTTCGGCTGGGAACGGCGAGCGCATCCAAACATTTTCTGTCGTCACGACCCCCACGTCTGGAAAGCCGCTGCGGATTTACTTGGCGCCAACCAGCAAAATCATAAATATCACCACCATCGGCGGCCCTGTCGATGTTCCAGACCCCGCTTCGGTCAGCTTCGGCACGGTGAACACGGCCGCCCAGTTCTCCGTCACCTTGCTTCGGGACGGCGTATCGATTGCTGCGATCAGCTGCGCAATTTTCGGCACAACGACTCCCGGCGGCGCTTCTGGGACGTTCAGCCAGTGGCATGCACCCTCTGTTTTCTCTTTCGTGGACGATGCTCCAAGCGGTGTGCAGCGGACTTACCAGTTACAATGGAGCGCACTGGCTACCCCGACGATTCCGCCACCAACGACACCTTCGGTGTCCGTTACCATCTCGGGGTGCATGTTGTGCGCAGAGGAGACTTTCTAGATGGAGCTTCTTACTTGGGAACAGTTAAAGGCAAACCTTCAGGACGACATGGACCTTGAGGACGAGCGATTTATTGATGATGAGGGGCTTGTTCGATACGTGAACCGCGCTCTCGATGACGCGGAGACGTGCATCCACACGCTCCATCATGAGGACAAGTACTTCCTCGTGCCTGCGGTCTTCGCGTGGCAGAGCGGCATGAGCCAGTACTCACTGCCTGGTGACATCTACGGCAACAAGATTCGGCTCATGTTTTATTCGAACGGTAGCGTGAAGTACCCGATTACGCGCATTAGAAACTTGATGCAGATACCGTACATCAAGAGCGGAGATCGATACCAGTACATCATATACAACTCGACACCAACTAGCTCACCGCAGGAAGCTCCAGCCTTCTCAAATGGTGGCGTGTACGTGCAGTTCTACCCGTCAGTTACGGAAACGTCGGAGAACGTTACCATTTGGTACATCCGCAACATGAAGAAGATGACGACGGACGTCGAGGACGCTTCGAACATTTGTGAGATTCCAGAGTGTGTAAACTTTGTGTATCAGCACGTCCGTCTATCAATAGCCAAGAAGATGCGGATACAGTCTATGATCGAACAGGAGCGCATCGACTTAAAAATCCAGTATGATCTCATGTGTGACGCGCTGAAAGAGATGGTGCCGGACGAGGACAACAAGATACCACCGGACCTGTCTTCTTACTTGGACCAGAACCTCAGCTGGTAGGGGGATTCTGACGTGGCAAATTTTTTTGAAAGAGTATCGGGCGTAAAGCGCAGCGAACCAGACTTCTTTAGTTCTAAAACGTTCAGCACGATGGAGCGGCTGCGTCCTAGCTTTGAGTCGCTTGTCGATAGCAATACCGGGCAGCTTGGCGAGAACTACCAAGTAAGGGTTGCTCCTTCCAACCTGCCGAAACTTGAGCAGATGCTCAATGCGCTTCAGTTAAACACCCAAGGGCTGGAAAAGCTCCGCGGTGAAGCGCTGCGCGATGCGGGCACTGCCTCGGTGTGGGCGCAGATCGCCAAACAGCAGCAGGCGTTAGAAGAGCAGTCGTTGCTAGATCGCGCTGCGCGCGCAGGTGCGGCCTCAACCGCTTCGGCATTCTCGAACCTTGCGCGTCGTGGTGGCGTGAATGCGGGGGCGCGCGAGCGCCTCGCCGCCGGCGGGGCTCTAGGTATGATGCGGGGTCGACAGGACATCGCGATGGAAGGAGCCAAAGCGCGGGCCAACATCTCCGCAACCGACGAGGGCAATCGCCTCTCCTTGCTTCGCGAGCTGCCAGCAATGGAAGTCGCGGCACTACAGCCGGGCATTCAGAAGACCAACATCTGGGCGCAGATGGCGGGCCAGGAATCGGCACAACAGTATGACGCCAATAAGTTCAACGTCGCGAATCTCATCGCCGAAAGAGATAAAAAACAACAGTTTGAAATGAACAAGTACTCCGAGATCATGAAAGCGTGGGCTGCGGATCGATCCGCTAGAGCACAGGAGAATTCCGGCAAAAAATAGGGTTACAATCTTCCAATGATGCGCGTCGAAAAGCTCACTCCGGAGCAGTGGAAAAAGCTATCCGGATACGCACACGAGGCAGTCTTTGGAAAGACAAAAGACCCTCTAACCGAGCGAATTTCATACGCTTGGCTTGTCGTCGAGAACGACAGGCCAGCAGGGTACATCACGGTACTCGAACTCGATGCCGATACGGCATACTGGCAGTTTGGGGGGATGTTTCCATGGGCCTGGAAATCACGGATGGTCGCGAAAAGCTACGACCTCTGCATCAAAGCCCAGGAAAAGCTTTCGAAGCGTTTCGCGACGCGCATCGAAAACACCAACACGCCGATGCTCAAACTAGCGCTCTCCAGGGGCTTCATTCCGGTGGGCATCAGGACGTACGCAGGCTCAGTTCTTTTGGAACTCGTAAGGGAGACTAAACATGGCGTTTCCTCTGATTCCCGTCCTCGCGGCGCTGGGTACGACGGCACTAGCGCAGATACAGCAGGCTCAGCAGAATAAGAGAGACCGAGAGCTTGCCGGTGAAATCACACGATATTCACCATGGACCGGTTTAAAAGCCGACCCTATCCGCAAAGTCGATACTCTGGGCAACCTGATGAAAGGGGTTCAGACAGGAGTATTCGCATCAACCATCGGCGACATTGGCTCTTCTGCCGCCAATAGTGGAGCTAACTCTGTTCTAAGTAGGGCCTCGCACTATTCGCCGCTCGGCGTCAACTACGACGTCCTAACGCCGGATATGTCGGACGTTGCGAAGCTTCTGAAGCTATCCCCTTGGCAACGAATGCTCGCTGTCAACGAGTAACGGAGCGCTTTGATGGACCCAAAAGCCTTCGAGCAGTTAATCGCAGCGGCACAGGCTCAGCCAAACTCGACGCCAGTAGTTCCCGTAGATCCGACGGAAGCGATACTGCGTCAGTCGGCAGCCATCCGCGGGCCCTCAAGCGTGGCGGTTAAAGCAAGGGTACGTGGTATACCGGACAACTCCAAACGGTTCCTTGCGGAGAGCGCCCTAGCGGAGCAAGAAGCCAACGCATTGCTTGATCAGCTTTTCGCCCCACAGCAGCAAGCCGTTCAAGGCTTAAAGGAGCAGCGAGAGAAACTGGCTGCCAAGGATGCATCCCCAGAGTGGGCGATGCCGTTACTTGGCATCACCGACACGTGGCTTAACTCCGACTCGGTGAAGAAGTTCAAAGACGTAGCGATGACGCCGGAAGAAAAACAGGCGACGTTGCTCGCACTCGACAAGCAAATAGGCGACGACGAAGCAGCCATTGCGAAGCAGAAAGTAGACCTCATCAAGGCCAACAAAGGCGAAGAGCTTGGCTACGCAAAACTTGCGCAAATGTACGACCGAATGCTGGCGTCGCAGCTAGGCGGCGGGCTCAGCGCCCTCGCAATGATGCGCTACGACGACCAGATGCAGAAGACGCTTGAGCGCCTAGGCAACGCGCTGACAGGTTACGAGAAAAGTCGCAACACCAAAGCTTTGCTCACGCAGCAGCTCTCGCGCGCTGCCAAGATACGGCAAGTTCTTGGAGACAAAAAATACGACGACTTGACGTCGGTGCAAGTGGCGGAATTGGCCGAATCCATTGTGCCCCTTATCACCGGTGGGGCAATGGCTTCCTCGGAAGCACGATTGAGAAACTTTCTGCCCTCCAACATACAGATGACCGCTGCCCAGGTGCGCGATTACCTCACGTCCAAACCTGGGAAGGCGCGTCAAGGCGAGTTCGTAAAGATGGTCGAGCAAATGCTCAACGCCGAATCGTCGGTGCTTCAGCGTGAGCTTGATTCTGAAAAGCGTCGGTTACTTCCGCAGTTCGCCCGACTCTACCGAGACCCTGCCACGCGCCAAGACATGTATCAGGTGGCAGCTGGACGCGGGATCGCTCCGGAAGAGGTGGATGACTTCTTCAACTCGAAGAACCGCAAGAAGATGGTCGACGACTTCAAAGCAACGGGCGACGTTCCAGGCTCACAGCCTATCACGATGAGTTCGGGCAGGTACGTGCCTGAATCCTATCGCTCAATCTACACACAGCTTCGGAATAACCCTAATAACGCTCGGTTCTCCGACGAGCAGTTGCTCGCGAAAGCGGAAGAACTCGCAACGTCGTTGCGGAAGAAAGGGAAATAAACCGTGGCTAAGAAGCGTGCGGCTCAATCTCCCGCGCGGGACACGTCGGAAATCGACATCTCTGGTGTTGTTTTGCCAGAAGATATCGACCTGATTCCACCGTCGGAAGGCGGCGTTACCGACGCTACCGCGCTATCCCGCGACGTCGCTGCAACTCAGGATGAGCCGCAGATAGACGCCTCGGGCATCGATCTGTCGGGAGTGGACACCAGCGGGATTGAAGTGCCAGAAGAGCTGGCGGCTCGCGCCCCTCAGACTTCCAAGGGCTTCTGGAGCGCGGTTCTCGACGCATATGGCAGCGACTGGGCGGACGTGCCGGAGCTGACCAAGCGAATGGTCGAGGCAGCTGCAGCCAGCCGAACCCTTCCGGCAAACGCTACCGGTAACGAACGACTCAAAGCATGGGCCGAAGCGCGTCAAGCCCAGAGCGCGCAGAACCGCGCTCAAGCGAAAGCATTCTTCTCGAACATGCTACGCGCGCTGAACGCCCCTGGAGCCGCGCTGAACCTGATGATCGACGACACCGCGGATCGCGGCGCAATTGAAGGTCGGCGTCTTAACGTGACCAAAGAGGACTACGCCAAGTCCCTAGCTGGCGAAGGTTCGGCAGCGGATCGAATGGCACAGATGAACGCGCTGGGCCAAGATGAGACACTCAATCGCTCCGTCGGAACCGTGCGCGACCTCGTGTTGTCGCCGGGCTTACTGATTACGGCACTCGCGCGAGCGCCTAAGTTAGCCAAGGCGCTGCCATGGCTCAAGATGGCAGACGAAGCTCTACCTAAGGTTTCTTCTCATGTTGAGAATCTGGGAAAGACGATCTACGGCGCCGGTATGCGCGGCGTCAAAACCGGCATGTCCGAGATGCGAGACGCCGCAAAGGTCAGCTCCGATGCCTACATTGAGCGCATGATGGACGAAGGCGTCGGTAAGGGCGCTTGGTCCGCAGACGCACTCTGGAAACAGGCGGACGAGGTACGGCAAGGGATTGGCAGCAAACTTGGTGCAATCCGAAAGAAATTGTTTGGCGAATCCGGCATCGACCTCGCTCCTGGTTTGCGAGATGTTCTCACGCGCGAAGGATTCAGTTTTTCGGGTTTCCGAAAGCTTCTTTCTGGAAACCATCCAGTGTTTACCGAAAAGGGTATAGACGAGATCACGCAGATACGAAAAGCACTGGACATGCTCGAAGAAGCGCAACCGAAACTGAAGCCACTTCTCTCGAAGCTGAAAGAAGGCGTCGAAGGCGTCGGTAAGAAAGAGACGCAACAGTTCGCTCAGGAAATAGGCGAGGAACTGTCTCGCGGGCCCATCAGCCTCGAACGGTTCGAAGAGATGAGGCAGAGGTTACAGGCGTCGGCGTTCGGTAACATCCCGATGGGACAAAACGCAAACGCCAAGAACTTCCGCGGCAACCCCCGCGTCACGCGAGCGAAGAACGTGCGCCGCGACATGACCGACCTAATGGACGAGCTAGTCGACGAAAGGGCGCTTGCGAGCGGGATGACACAAGAAGCGCTGGACGCGGAACGCGCGGCGTTGGACAAACTTGCTTTCGACTACTCGCTCTTCACTCGCGGCAATAAGGGGCTCGCGCGAGACGTCAAAGCCTCTACCGGGCGACTACCGTTTACTCAAGCGGACGCGCTCACTGTCGCCCACGCTTTGCGCGAAGGCGGCGACAATTGGGCCTACTTCTTGTTGAAAAAGGCCACCGGCCTTCTCAACAACCCGATTCACGGTACAAAAATAGGTCTTGGACTAAGAAGTGCCGCACGCTCACCTTGGGTTTCGACGCTGATGGATGGCGGTGCGCGTGATGCGGCGCTTTACGGGGCGCGTCTTCTTACGGCCCCCGAACAATAAAGTTCCACTTGGAGACAGGAGAGTTCCATGAATGAGACGAAAGCGGAACCGTGCTCGCCCGATAGCGAGAAGTACAAATACGACGAGTGGGCGGTGCGGAGTGCAGTCGAATGTCTGATCAAAGCAGAAGAATACAAGCGCGATCCGAAAATGATGGAGCTTGTCGGCAAAGAGATCGGCAAGCGACAAAAAGATCTCGCAAGCTTGAAAGACCTCCGCGCCAAGAAAGCGGAAATCGACGCCCAAGAAGCGAAGAAAGCGTTCGGCGAAGACGAAAGCTGACCCGCGCTTCAAAACGTAAGCACGGGAAAATCCAAGTGAGGGTCGTTCGCGATGACCGTCGCAAAACGGCCCTTCTTGAACTCCACCGGCACTCCAGGCAACAGCGGCATACTGTTAAAACGCTCCTTACAGAGCGCGGCATAATCCGCTGGACGCAGCCGCAAGCAGTGCGGGTCGCGGCCTGTAGCGAAGTAAATCATCCGTAGGAACGCTTGCACCCGCGCGTACGTGTTCAATGCAAGTTTTTCGCTTCGTGTTCCTCTTCTCCGCATCGGCCCGATAGATACCCTGTCGCCAGCGCCGAGAACAACACCCGGTAAAGGTTTTCTGGAGTTACGTGGCGAAGCGTTCCTTCGTGGTGTTTTACGAACGCCATGATGTTTTCCTTTACCCACGTTTCAGCCTCAAGCACCCTAGGATCGTCGTCCGATAGCTGTACCACGAGCGATCACTCAGGCAAGTTGGTCAGGAGTTTTTCAAGCGCCGCGATCATGCTCGGCGACAGCTTCGCTTCCCCAAGCTGCGCAAAGTCAAGCGGCGACACGTCTACCTCGAAGGACTTCGACTCGGCTTCCTGCTCAAGCTGCTTGTTCAGCTCCATGCGCGCCCGCTGCTTGACGCCTTCCGACTCTTCCGACGCGAAGCTCTTCTCCAGCTCCTCTCGCCTCGCCTCGCACGCCCGTACCCATGCGATGGCCTCTGTGCGCGTCTTCTTCCAGATGCGAGCGACCTTACAAGCGACTTCGCTTGGAAGCGAGCGACACTCCGCGAGCGTCTCAAGCCCCTCGCCAAAACCGCGCTCCAAAACTTCTTTCAACGTGAATTCCATCAGTCCCCCCGTAAACCCAAGAGCGTGCCCTTCACGCTCTCCCAATTCTCTGGATAAACAAGAAGCGCAACACCTCCAGCGGACGCGATGCGCTCAAGTTTTAGTTTCTGAATCTCCTGTACTGGCGACTTCTCCGACGCTTTAAGCTCCAAGGCGACGAAGCGGCCACGGACACACCCGAGTAAATCTGGCGTGCCGCGGATCGCTACCTGTTGGATGGACTCAAACCAACTCCCAGGAAGGTTCGCATCCAGCCACTTCGTCACCTTCTGACGGAATAGCGTCTCAGGCTTCTGCGACATTCGCCGCCGAAGCCATAGACTTGGGCCGTCGCTTAAGGCCCGGACTATTCACGAACATCTTCGCTACGTTCGAAACCCCGCGCTTGCGCGCTTCGCTCAAAACCGCGTCGAGAATAAAAATCATGTCCTTACCGGACGCCTTCTTGACGGAATGAAGGAACTTCTGGTTCGGAGCAGACACGCGCGTGTGCATCTGCGGCCACGCGATAGACGGGGCCGCCGACTTCTTCGATTTCATGTTCTTTTTCGTCCTTATCATGTGGTTACTCCTCATCTTGTGCCTCAGCCACCATGGCTTGAGACTTCGAAAGCTGGTTGTACCACCGGAAAGCAATTTCGAGAATTCCCTTCGACGTTGGCTCACCAGGCTCCACGTTAAACACCGGATATGTTCTTCCGTTGAAAGTGTGGTCGTCCGAGTAGAGATTCCACGTCAGGCTCGCCGCCGGCTGCCCCTTCAGGGCACTCGTCTTCAAGTGTGTCACCAAGCGTTTTCCGGCCATCTGGTTCGACTTTTTAAACGTCAATAAAAACGGTAGTTCGTCCAGTAACTTCGGCAGCAGCACGAAGAAATTGTGCGCCTTATGTCGCCGAATCGGCACGGCTTTCCCGTCCTTCTGGAACACGTCTTCCTTAGGAGCGTTCTCGTTTGCCGGTGTGATCTTATCCCGGCCAATGAGCTTCTCGTTGCCGCGATCGTCCACCTCGCACACGTGCCACTCGCGGAAGTACATGATCGGGACGATCGCTAGCTTCTCCTTCTTCTTCGCGAGCGTCTGACCCGTGTTCGAGTTAAAAATTGACCCAACGACAGCGTTGCCTTGCTGTACGATGGGGCTCATGCCTTGCGCAAGAATCAGTCGCGGGATAAGTACGTCTTGAGCATCTGTGCCTTCGGTGCCCCATGCACCCTGCGGCACCGTCGTCGGAACGTCTGCCGCAAACCCCACCTGCGTCACCGCAACGATTGATTCGTTCTTGTCACCCATGGTTTGTTACCCCTTGCTTGATTGAGATGTTCTAGCAACGCTGCCTGAACGTCTTTCTTTTCCTTCAGAGCGAGAAGCACCACCTCGTCGATGGTACCTCTTGCCACTAAATCAATGCGCACCACTTGCTGGTGTATCTCGGAGCCACCGCGATGATTGCGCGCCTCTGCTTGCATGTCACTTTCCAGCGAGAAACCGCGCGAGTAAAAGATCGAGTACTCGGCCTCAACGAGGTTGATGCCGATGCCTGCTGCTTGCGGGTTGCCGATGACTGCACGACAAAGCAAGTTTTCGCGAAAGCAAGCGATGTTCTCAGCGCGCTTGATGTGCGGAACCTCACCAGTTAGTTCGACATACTGAATCCGCATTTCATCCAGAACGTGGCGGATATCCAAATAGTTCTCACGGTAAACGGCCCAGACGATAAACTTCGCCTTTTTGGGGAACGACTCAATCACCTCGCGGAGAGTTTCGGCTCGTTTGTTCGGGAAGAAGCGTTTGATGCTGCCGTCATCTGCTTGAACGAAGCCGCTCGCCAACTGTTGCAAACGGACCGCTTTGGTGATCGCAAGATCCGCCGATGCGACTTTGCCCTCGGGAAGCCGCACGACACCGTGGCGCTCCATGCTCTCATAAGCACGGCGCTGTTCGCTCGTGAGGTCCACGTCGATGTACTGGCGGACCAAAGGCGGCAAGGAAAGACACTCACTTTTGGCCACCCTCATTGCGCTTGGAGCCATCCGGCGCTGGATCTCTTCCTCGGCACCTTTCTTCGGCTGCCAATTCGGATAGGCAAAGCGACTACGCTGCCAAGCATTCTTGTTGGTGAAAAACTCCTCGCGAAAGCGGATAAAGTTATTACCAAACGTCTCGCCACCGTCGAGTATGCGGAACTGGGAAAAGATGTCCTCAAGACTGTTCGGGCACGGAGTGCCCGTCAGAAGCATACGGTACTCAATCGTCGTCGCAAGCTCGGTAATCGCTTTCGTTCGCTTTGATGCAGGATCTTTGACCTTGTGCGATTCATCCAGGATTAGAACCTCTGGCTTCCACGCCTTCACCGCCGTAAAGAACGACGGGATAAGAACCGACTCATAGTTCGTAACCGCTACGCGATAGGCTCCGTTATTGAACAAAGTAAGTTTGTTCGCGCGTCGAGTACCAGGCCCCGTAAGCTCTCGTACGACAGCTTGCGGCATATGCTCCCGGAACTCTCGCCCCCAGTTCGAAATGACAATAGGGGGGCAAAAGATAAGTGCGCGGAGTGCACAGCCCGCCTCCGCGCACTTCTGCCAGTAGAAATGAATTGCGGTGGCCGTCTTCCCGCACCCTTGCTCAAAGAACAAGGCGTAGTACTTCCGCCCAGCCGATCGCATCAACGCTTCGCGTTGATGCTCCCACAACTCTACCGGCATCAGATACCCCAACCCGTCGGCGATAGTAACCGACAATTCGGGGAACTTGCTACTACCGGTACTCTTCCTTCTTGTTATATGTCGCTTTGCCGTACTCGACGCCGCGACAGAAGCCTGCGACAAACGCTTCTTCGACCGTCAAAAACGTTTCTATCTTCAGCCTGTTCAAATATCGATGGAACATCTCTCGAGCTTTCTCTTCGTGAAACTTATCCATGTCGGTAGGTATCAGTTCTTCGTATTCTTGTTGCATTTTGGTCTGACCCTCTTGTTCTTAGCACCAAAACCCGCATAAAACCGCTTCGGCAAGCCGTTCTTTCGAATGGGCATCCAAACCAGAGCGTCCTCGCAACGGGGGCAAAATACGGTACTCTTCGGTACGTCGTACACCCTGCCGCCACAGATAAGAGACAAGCAAACCGCATCAAAGCGAACGTACTCTACGGGCTTTTTCCCTACTTCGTGCGTTCCAACGGAGAAGTAGTCGATGTTACGCGGTCGCACTTTGTTCCTCTTGCAACCGCTTCCACTGCGGACAGAACGACGCCACCGGACAGTAGCCCTCACACCGTCTGCTCGTGCCGACACGCTTTTGAATGCTGTACCGCTCACGCTCACTTTCCGGAGCGACTCGAATGTGAAGCTCGGCCTCGTCCCAAGTGTCGTAGACGCGGACCGGCTTCTTGACCCCTTGCTTCCACACGGCAAACCGAGTGGGCTCTGCCCACCGCTCTTCTTCCGTGCACTCCACCACATCGCCCTTCAAAGCGCGCTCGTGGAGTTCAAGGCGATGGGAAAGAAACCGCCGGCATTCCTCAAGGTCCCACAGGTCAACATGCCAGCGTTCTGCCCCGGCGGAAGGGTACTTCCCTTCCTCGGACCGAAGCATGACGCCCTTTTTGTAGTCGCGGTACATCGCCACGATGTCGCAGCTTTTCACAAAGTAGTCTGCGCCAGCCGCAAGCGCGTACCGATAGCCCGCCATCTGCTCGACGTACTCTCTCGGCACCGAACGGCCTTCCGGGCGGTAGAACTTATAGAGCGAAACGAACTTATAGTCGTCGAGGTGCTGCTGATGCACGACCAACCGGTCCGTCCCTGCCTTAATCAGCACGCCGTCTAGCTCGAAGAGCACCACGGCTTCCGGCAAAGCTTCCCGCTCCCGCTCTTCGAGCAGCTTGTGCACCAGCTTGCCAAAGAGCGCAGGAAGCTTATCGGAAACGTCTTCGGTAACTTCGTCGCCATGTTCCCGAAGCAATGCTGCGATCTGCGGCGGAGACAGTAGACCCGTGATCGAGTACTTCGCGCCATGCTTCGAATAGTCGTCGTTCAGGACCGCATCGACCAACGGCTGCGGCAAATTCAGGTGATTGGTGTAACGCATTAGCAAATTGTCCAAGACACCTTTGTTTGGTTCACGGCGCGGTGCGCACGACAACGCCCCAGAGGAGAACCCCCTGGGGCGTCTTAGGAACACGAAACGGATAGGAGAGATTTAGGGCTGTGCAGGCCCTATGGGATTAACAATATCATGCTCTAAGTCCGGTGGCGGACCAATGGGATGGACAACATCCGAGTCGGTCATGGTGACTTGGCTGCTCAAAAAGCGAGCCAAGTTCTCAGCCGTGACTCTCACGTAGTCGATATCCAACGACTGCGTTTTTCGAGTGACGACAATCTTCACCGCCTCGTTTTCCACGACAATATCACCGCTAGGCGGTGCGGCACCGAAGCAATCCCTGTTGATGCCGCAAATATCGACCTTGTTCGCCGCGATGAAATCGTCAAACAGCGCCTTCGACTCCGGCAAATCGAGACGCGCCGTGTAGTTCGTGTCCCTGATGTTGCCCTTGGAGTTAATCGTCGTCAGTAGCCACCGACCGCCTACCTCGCGCAACCCAGGACCGCCCGAATCGCCATAGCAGAGAGCAGCACCACCAACGGTCTTCGACACGGCGTCGAAGCCGGAGAAGCCCGTCACCCTCGTGTCACCGCGCCGAAGCACGCCATCGTTGCCGCCGCCGCCGCCGGCGCTTGTGCAGCCATAGCCAAACAACCGCAACACCATGCCGACCGACGGCGCTACTGTCGTAACCGTCATGTAACTCTTGCCCGGCGGCAGCGCTACCACCTCGGAGAAGAGGATGAGTGCCACGTCGTGATCCCGACGCGGATAAAGGCTCGAACGCGTAATCCTACCGGAGTAAACCTTGCCGTTGATGCGAGCCTGCGTCGTGGCCCCATTGGCACCACAGTGAGCGGCGGTAATACCCACCCTCGGGCCAATCACCGTAGCAGTACACCCAGCACTCCCAGTGCGAATGTTGATGATCTCAGGATGCTCTTCCGGCGGCACCGGCGAGCCATTGATAAGACGCGTGTCGGCATGCAAGGGCGTCAAAAGCCCAAGCATTAGCACGACCGCAGTGCGAGCGAATGCAGTCATTGTTGTGTTCTCCTCTCATGCTCGAAACGAGTGATGCTTCACAGGTGCTTAGATGTTTCGAGCTGTTAGACTTGGGGAGATGATACCAAAGGAAGTCGATCTCTGGCTCGGCGACTACCTTGTGTCCACTGCCGACATGCTACTTGCCCTGTGCAGCGCGTGCTCATCCTACATCGACTGGAAACACGACATTGACCTGAACCTACACGGCAGTTGCTGCGGCGTGACGTGGAATGCGGAGCCGGCTAACCGCAAGCTCACCATGTACCGAGTGCATGGTGGCAAAGTAGACCTAAGCAACGTTATTTTTATCCCCGTATGAATCACGTGATGCAGCTTAAAGACTGGAACTCACTGCGCGTACTCACCGGCGACGGGCACACCTGGGGGAATCCCCGACTTATTGACCGCCGAGTCATTCTCACCCTCGACAAAGCGCTTTACGACGCAGGTCTGCATCACGCCGTCGTGACAAGCGGCACCGGCGGAAAACACTCGCCGAAAAGCTTCCACTACCCGCTCGCAGAACGCGGCGGCCTTGGGATGGCGCTCGACTTCATGCTGCCTCTTGTGCCGCGCAAGAAGCTACCAGCCATCTTCAAGATGCTAACGCTCGCAGGCTTCGGCGGCGTCGGTATCTACGCCGACTGGAAGCTCGCCCGATCAGAACCCCCCATCGGCGGCTTCCACGTGGATATACGACCGACGGAAAACGGACGCGTCGCCACTTGGATGCAGTGCCGCGCTATCGCTCCGGGCTTCCTTCCCGTCACCGACGAAAATATGGCAAGGGCGTTCCGATGACAGACGAAGTGACCGCAAGCGACGTGCGCTTGTTCGTCGCATTCCACGAAAGAGACGAACTGCTGACACTCTCGGACACCCTCGCAACGCAGAAAGAACGAGAAATGAAAGCCGCGCTCGTTGACATGCTCCAAGCAATTGAGCTTCACGCACCGCAAATCGCCATCGTGGCACTCGAAAATCACCAGAACGTGCTTGAACGACTGCGCAAACAATGACCGGCCCCCATACGGAGACCGAACGAAAAGTGTTCGAACTATTGCGCCTAATCGACGAGTTCGTCCTGCGCGAAAAGTGTTCCGTCCGCGAAGCGTGCCAAAGACTAGGAGTGAAGCACTACTCGTACTTCAAGGCGAAAAAGTGGCTTAAAACAGGCAAATGGAACAAATAGGAAAACCCCGGAGAGAACATCGCCACATCTCTCCGGGGCCTCTACTGCGCCTGAAAGCGATCGCACCCGTCGAACATCCTACACCAATACGACATCTGTCAATGCGCTGACACTCTCACTCGTCAGATAGCGCGACAACCAGCCGCAGAGGAATAGCACCATAGGTCGCAGCACCCTGAACAACCATCACCGCGCAAAGCGACCGCCCTTCCCTGTCAGACTGATTCGGTGCAGACGCCAGAGCGTTCGGAACCGCATACACCGGAATCGACAAACCCGACCGATGCGCCACAAAGTTAGTGCCGTAGGTGCCAATGTCCGACGTTGCAAACGGAACCCGCGCCAGCACCGTCGGCGGACTGCCACTAATCCCTAAGCTCGTCGGACTCCACGTCGTCTTGTCCGTCGCAAGCACACCTTCCCGGCTTCCCGCGAGGATGATGTCAAACGCCACACCAACCGCCACGCTACCCAACAGCGAGATGGAGCGCACAAACGCCACGCCCCTCGGACTCGCAAACGCGCGCGGCAGCGAAAGCGTGCTACCCACCGCCTGCCCCGCAGCGTACGCACCCGTCGTCGCCGTAAAATCCCCGTACACGTACCTGACTGCTGCCCCCATGAATCACACTCCGTAAGTGAGTCGCCCGCCTACCCTATCCCGATAGAAGCGAGCACCGTCTAAGATTTCTACGCCCCGAACCCGCGATACCCGCAAACTCGGGAACGCATCCAACAGTATCTCATCGAATCTATCCACGCGAACCGGACTATAGCCAGCCGCCACCGCATCCGACAGATACCACCGATAAACCATGTACTTCGCTGCGTAATACGTAAGAGACACCGAGCCTCTCGGCTTTAGCTCCATGCGCGACGCTGCCCACATGCGGAGCCACTCGTCTTCGGGTACACTGAGCGATCCGTCTACAGAGGACGTAGGACTCAAAGATGCCATGATGGCATCATCGTATCAACGCACCGAGTCGTACAAGTGCTGATAGATACAGCAACAATCGCCGTTGAAGGAATGTCACATCGAGGCTAGATCGACCAATGGTTGGTCGGGGTTGTTAACAGCAGACATGTCACAAACAGCAAAAAAGGTAAGGCCCGACGGGGACAAACCGCCGGGCCTTAGGTTGCAACTAGGACTTTAGCAAACCACGTGTGGCGTGGTGGCTTGTCTCTGCCAAAGCTCCCGCCACCGCGCAAGCAAAATCTTGAGGGCCAAGAATGTTCGAATCGGCAGCGGAGCTTGAGAAGTACGGTCTGAAAACATTCGCTCTCGCGCGGAACTCGAAAGTCCCAAGCAAGGGTTACAAGTGGCGGCAAATGCTCGAAGAGCCACTCCAGGCGCGCTTCTCCGGACTGGTCGGTTACAACATCGGCATCGCCACCGGACAAATCTCCGGCGTCATCGGCGTCGATCTTGACCACGGAGCAAGCCAACAAGACCTCGCATTGTTCCCGCGCACATGGCGCGTGCGCTCGCGCGATGGCTACCACATCTACTTTAAATACACGCCGCGCCTGAAAAAAGGCATCCAACCGCTCTTCGGCGGTACCAGTAACGCCGCTACCGCTCACGTCCGAGGCAACGGGCACTACTTCGTCGCGCCCCCGTCCGTCGTCTCCTGGTGCGAAAAAACCAACCAGCCGTTGGAACCGTGGGAATACCGATGGGACTCCGATGCTGGCGGGGGACTCCGACCAGGAGAGTGCGAACTCGCAGAAGCACCACCGTGGATGCTCCGCTGCTTCGACCACGAGAAACCTTTCGAAGAACTGCCCGACGATGAACCGGACGTGTCGCCGCACGGCGGCTCTCGCGACGTCATCCCAGGCGAAAGACATCACGACCTACTCACCTACGGGCGCTGGCTCTGGGACCATACGCATGACGAAACGATCGTCGAGCAAAAGCTCCGCGAAAGAAATGCCTCATACCAAGAACCGAAACCGCCAGACGTGTTCGAGCGCGAACTCAAAAACATGCTCCAGTGGTTTCGCGCCCGCATCGGCGCTCTAGGAAGACTCGCACAGGCCCCACAAGAACCGCCTATAGTCCTGGAAGAAAAAGCCGCTCAACAAACACCCATCGACGGTGACGTCGAGAAATACGTGCGCCCACTCGGCTACAACGGACGGAAGTATTACTTCATCAGCCGCTCTAACTACTCGGTGCTGTCCCTCGGATCCACAGCGCTTTGTTCACCAAGCCTCACGGAACTTATGCCACTCGAATTCTGGCAGCACTTCTTCCCCAAACGAAACAAGGAAGGCGCGGTCATAAGCGCCAACTGGGTTGGCGCCGGATCGTTCCTCATGGAGCGATGCCGCCAGCGGGGCATCTTCAACCGATCTTCCGCAGCACGCGGATGCGGCGTATGGGAAGTCGCTGAAAACAAGCTCGTGTACCACCGCGGCGACGAAGTGATCAGCCAAGAAGGTGAAGCGCGGAACCTACTCGAAGCCAGTTCGAACGGAATCGTTTTCACTCGGGACCGAGTACTACCACCATTCGCCACAGAAGAACTCACCTGCGACGAAGGACGACAGTTGGTAGAAGCGTGCAACACCCTACAATGGCGCGCCCCAAAATCGGCACTCATTGTTGCGGGATGGCTCGCAACCGCACCCTTGTGCGGCGCACTCCGCAAGAGACCTCACCTTGAGCTTATCGCCCCACCAGGTGTCGGAAAGACCGCGTTCGTTGATGCCGTTGTCACAAAGGTTTTCGGTAAACGCGCTATTGTGAAGCGCGGGAGCGAATCGACCGAAGCAGGTATCCGCCAAGACGTAAGAATGGCGGCAATGCCAGTCGTGTGCGACGACATCGAACTCTCCGAAGACAACGAGCGCACCAACCACGCCATCGAACGAGTCATCGTGCTTGCACGTTCGTCGTACGACGCAACTCCCGACAACCTGATTACCAAAGGGACCGCCGACGGTGAGGGCCAACAGTTCCGGTGTGTGTCGTCGTTCATGATGTGCGCAGTGGCTTCACCACTCCGCGAGCCACAGGATCGCTCGCGCTTTTTGTCCGTGCTGGCCAGAAGAGAAAGCGACCCGGTAAAGCAAGCTCAGCAGTACGCTGCCGCCAAGGAAGCCTACCGCCATATCGACGACAAGTTCGGCGCTCGACTCCTCACAAGGATGATGCGACGGTGGGAGCAGTTCCGCGAAAACGTTACAGCAATCCAAGTCGCCTTGTCCGGTAACTGTCCAGGACGTCTTGCCGAGAACATTGCAGTCGTCCTTGCAGGTACCGCTACGGTCACCTCGGACGAAGCACTCACCCTTGAGCAAGCGCGCGAACTAGTCGATGGCCTGGAGTTCCAAGCGCTCAACCGCGCAGAAGAAGAAACACTTGAGGAGAAGTGTCTCGGATCCGTTCTCGCCCACCGCATCTCGATCGCACACAAGGACACTTTCGGGCGCATTGAGCGCACCACCGTGGTGTCCGTCGCCCAAGCCATCGAGCGCATCTTGGACGCATCGCACGAGTCAGACGAAGGTCGTGTGGAACGCGCAGATCTTCAGGGCCACGGGTTCGATGTCGTCGGCGATTACCTCATAGTGCGCACGAACAACGCCGATCTTAAGAAAACGCTTCCTCGGAACCAGGCTGGGCAATTCGGCCAGCTACTGGCGCTTCTGCCCGGCGCCAGTCGCATACGGCACCGATTCGGCGGTCGGTACGCTAGGGTCGAGCCTGCCGTGCGCATCCCGCTTCAGACGCAAGGCTAACGACAGCATCTAACGCGCAGCGTTTTCAGCAACTCCCGACATCCATCGCGGGAAAGAGGGGAAGCACACGCCTGCGGCATCTCACAGTTTTACAACGCGTTGCGTCAAGGTTGAGCGCCTTCGAAGCGCCGGGTGTGTGCGCGTGTGTGCAGGGAAGTGATCACATTTTTGATCACACTAAGGTTCGAAGATCACTGGAGAATAACCTCAAATTTCAGGTGTGATCACCGTGATCTCAAATTTAAACATAGAGCCCTATGAAATTTTAGGAACACAAAAATCTGTTTATACGAACTCTCTCTCTTAAAGATTTTAAATTCTAAAAAACCTGATCACACCTAATAATATATATATATATACTAATAATATTATATACTTAGTGTGATCAAAAGTGTGATCATAAGTGTGATCGCACGTGATCACACCCAATTTTAGATCAATAATGTTCGGTAGTTATTGTGATCAGGGGCTATTCGGGTGCTTCGATCCGCGATCGAGACGCGCGAAGGAACCGAGGCTTCGCGCCTGAACGTGTCCAAGCGCGCGCTGATTGACTGCGTATTCTGCCTGTGTGCGCACAAGCGCGACGCGAGGGACCCGATGCTTCACGCGCACGCCCGCCCGCTCGCACGCCCGCGGGCCCGCGCGCGCACGCGAAGGTCCGACCGAGCGCCCTCTGCCTCACTGCGTAGTCTGCCTGCATGCGCTCGAGCGCGACGCGAAGGACCCGGCGCTTCACGCGTTCGCCCGCGCGCGCGCGCGAGGGTCCGACCGAGTACCTTCTGACGCGCTGCGCATTCTGCCTGTGTGCGCGTGAGCGCCTCTAACGCGCTGCGTACTCTGCCTGTGTGCGCACGAGCTCGACGCGAGGGACCCGACGCTTCACGCGCGCGCCCGCGCGCCTGCGCGCCTGCACGCCTGCGCGCCTGCATGCCTGCACGCCTGCATGCCTGCGCGCCTGCATGCCTGCGCGCCTGCGTGCACGCGAGACCGCCAGGCGGATTCGGGGAGAATACGGCCTAGGCGGCCTTCTATTGCGTCGGACGGGCGTGGGAGTGGTCATGGTACGGGCGCGCGGCGCGGGCGTCCCCTGAAGGCGTTTAAGCCGTATTCTGAGGCTTATTCTGCGGCAGTCGGTACGCGCGATGTGTCTGTCGGAACCGAAGGGCGTATTCGGGGAGAATACGGGATGCGTCAAAAAAAAAGCCCGTCCACCAGTGGTGGACGGGCTTATAGCGGTCCGGGCGTCACTCCGCAGTCTTCGCGAGTACGGCTTCGATCTTCGCTACTTCGACCGGGTTAGAATACAGTGCCTTCAAGGCTGCGTGTTTTTTCCTGTTGACGATCGTGCCTCGATGCCCGAAGCCGGGTCCGCTCAAGCGTGCACCGATCGGCGGGAGATCGGTCCGCTCGACCCATGTGTCGTTCGGACCCTTTTCGCGCGGATACGCAGGGAATACGCCTGGCTCGTTAGGGTTAAGCGATCGCAGTGTTTTCCGCGCGAGCTTATCCCGAAGCTGTTCTAAGGCCGCGGCATCTTGAAGCTCCGCAGGCATCCGCCCGATCATGCGAAGCTCCGCATGCGTCAGGGAGACCGAGATCCCATTCTCGTCGAGGGTCCGCTTCACGGACGCGTTCAGGCCTGGGATCACGTAGTCGTTCACGTTCATGGTATACTCCTTGTTTTAGGCCTCTCGGACACTCGTTCACCTTGAACGCGCGTCGTACGACCTAGTCCGGCCTTGATGGCCGGCGAAAAATTTTTTTTGCAGTCGCCGTGCCGCTTTAACGCGGCGAGTCGAATCGCTAAAAAATTCAATAACTTCGGCGATTTGTGACAATTTTCGTCACCCATCGGAATGCCGAAAAATGTTTGACAGTCTGCCAAAAAATGTCACTTGACAAAAAACGGCACTGTATGCTCGCCGAATACGCGCACTGACTGTATACGGTGCATTTTTTTAGTTAAACACGCGCGCCCGCGCGCGCGATCACGCGCGCATGTTGGAATACGCGCGCGTGCGCGCGTGGTAGAACGCGCGCGCGCGCGTTCCATGCCTGGTCGGTTCGTCCACTAGAGTATTCGAGCCTAGCGAATTCCGGTTGAATGCGCCTTGAAATCATTGAAGAATTCGGCGCTGTATTCTGCCGGTAAACGAATCAGCGAACATCTAACGCGCGCGCGCGCGCGTTAGATGAAGCGGCCCACATATTACGCGCGCGCGCGCGCGCGTGATATGTGGGGGGGAAGGCGTGGGGGAGCGCGTGGGCGGGCTGTTGCGTGTACTGACCGCCGTCTAAGCCCCGCGCGCGCGTACGGCGCTCGAGGCATTGGTAACCGCCTTAGAGTCGTGTTGGTTCAGAGCCCGGCGAGCTCGCGAAATGCTAGTTCGACTTGAAGAGGCACGACGCTGTTACCGAGCATTCGAAGGCGGTCCACCCGGTTGGGTACCCCATGAGCCACTCGACCCACGTCGGGTTCAAATGCCCACCAATCTGTTCCGACAGCGGCCTCGAATTTCGGGCGAGCGTCGCCTTCGAAGCTTTGCCGCTCTTCCAGTCGCGCGCCGTTGGCGTTGCGAAAAGCACCGCCGACTGAAGGTCGGCACCGCCGAATCCCTTTCTCTTGAGGGCGTTCCGAGCCCCCGCCATCGAACGAGAGCCTTTGCTCCCGTCGGTCGCTCGTGGCGTCGGCCAAAGCGTCACGAAATCGGTCCGGTTGCTTCCGTAGGTCGAGGCGGTCGGCGTGGGCGGCCAACAGGAACCAACGTTTTCGGAGATGTGGCGCACCGACTTCGGCAGCGGAAAACAAATCCCAGCGACAATCGTACCCTGCTTCGGCCAACGCTTTCCCCACCGCTTCTGCGCCACGGGTGCGGATTCCAGGGACGTTTTCGAGGAAGACGAGCGGCGCTTTCGTCTCGTTGGCAAGCCTGAGGATATGCCACACCAGGCCGGTTCGCTCTCCATCCACGCCCTTGCCAGCGCAGTTAGCAACGGATGCGTCCTGGCACGGGAAGCCGCCGTAGACGATGTCGATCGGCGAGCCGATGGCTTCGGCGCGCAGTGTTCGCACGTCGTCCCAGATAGGAGCGGCGGGGAGCTTCCCTTCGAGGATTCGGCGGGCAAGGATTTTCTGCGCCGCAGCGTCGATTTCGCAGTAGGCGACCGGCCGCACCCATCGCTGAAGCGCGATGGCGATGCCACCAATTCCTGAAAACAAATCCAAGCCACGAAGCACCTTGGCCGGCCTTCCGCTGCGGTCGAGCTGGGATGGATAACGAGGGCGTAGCGCCAGCCGCTACGCCGCTCGCTAGGAACGCCTCACTTTACTTCCCTTCTTTTCGATTCGCCAGAAGAGCGCCTGCCGGACGAACTCGGCCATCGTCCACCGGCCCCCCCAACGCCGACTCGTCCCGGCTTTACGCGGTCACGTGAGGTCGCAGTCGCGCGTTTGTTCTTTGCCGAACCAGTCGGGTTCCGGCTCGCTCCGCTTCGTCGTCATCGCCGCATAGCACGCATTCCAACCAGCACGAAACGCCGCCTCAATCTCCTTCTCGTGCCCCTCCCACGAACTCGTCTCAAGGCGCCGCAGCTGGTACGCCACCGCCTCTTTGTCGCGCGCTTCGCCGTGCATGTCTCTTCTCCTTTGCCGTCGATGCCTCAGTCATCCGTCCCCTTCTCCGGATCCGTAGCCGTAGCCGGAGCCTTCGCCGTAGCCGTAGCCGTAGCCGGAGCCTTCGCCGTAGCCGTAGCCGTAGCCGTAGCCGTCGCCGTAGCCGGCGCCGGAGCCGTCGCCGTCACCGTCGCCGAAGCCGTAGCCGTAGCCGCCAACGTCGCCGGAGCCGCAGCCGTAGCCGGAGCCGAAGCCGTAGCCGGAGCCGTAGCCGGAGCCGAAGCCGTAGCCGTCGCCGTAGCCGTAACCGTAGCCGGAGCCGTCGGCGGAGCCGGAGCCGTCGCCGTAGCCGTTGCCGTTGCCGTCGCTGTTGCCGGAGCCGGTGCCTTCGCCGTCGCCGAAGCCGTAGCCGTAGCCGGTGCCGGGGCCGTAATGCTGATTCATCGTCTCCACTCGGGAATAACCTCGATCGCTTTGCGCGCTTCGTCGTGCATGTCTCTTCTCCCTTGCCGTCGATACCTCATTCAGCCGTACCCTTTGCCATTGGCAGAACCGGCGCCGTCGCCAGAGCCGTAGCCGTAGCCGCCGCCGTCGGCAGAGCCGGAGCCGGAGCCGTCGCCGTAGCCGTTGCCATAGCCGTCGTCGTAGCCGTCGCCGTAGCCGGAGCCGTAGCCGTAACCGAAGCCGTAGCCATAGCCGCCGCTGTAACCGTAGCCATCACCGTAGCCGTAGCCGTAACCGTAGCCGTCACTGGTGCCGGAACCGGTGCCTTCGCCGTAGCCGTAGCCGTAGCCGTAGCCGGTACCGTCGCCGTAGCCGTAGCCGTAGCCATCACCGGCATCAGAACCGTGGCCGTCGCCGTCGCCGAGGCCGTAGCCGGTGCCGTCGCCGTAGCCGGAGCCGTCGCCGTCGCCGTAGCCGTCGCCGTCGCCATAGCCCGCGCCGGAGCCGTCCCCGGAGCCTGCGCCGTAGCCTGCGCCGCTATTTTCGTTCATCGCCGCCACTCCGGGATCGCCTCAATCGCCTGCCGTGCTTCTTCGGTGCACTCGGCAATCTCAAGGCCCTGCGGGCTCACGATGGTTGTCCGCACAACACGGGCGCCGAATTTGTTCTCGCCCTTCGGCGACGGCCCGTAGGTCGCAACCTCCGACAGCGAGCCGCCGCACCACTTCCACAGGCGCCGGGAATTGGTGAGAACGACGTCGGTTCCGTCGCGCGATTCGAGATAGCCTGCATGGACGCCTGCGGTGTGCGCGCGGACGATGACGTAGGGACGGTTTCTAGTTTCGGTTTTTACCGCTTCCATGGTTTCTCCTTGGATTCTTCTTCGAGAAGCATCAGACCATAGTCTTTTAGGCAAGTAGAGAAGCGACGTGGCAAGCAACCACGATGAGAAGCACGGTAGACCAGAATAGTATGTTCAGAAATGCTTTTTGGTCCATGGCATCCATCATAGGCGGCGCAGTGGTACATTAATCACGTGGATTCGTTCGTTCTTGTGTTTGGGTTAGTGGTGTTTGCTTATCTTGTGGCGTATGCGCGCGCTCCGGAGTACGGCCAATGAAGTTGGAAGCGACGGACTATGGTCTACAGGAGCTTCTTGCCTGTGCGGAAGGGGCTCCGGAGTTGTGGGTTAAGACGGTCCAGGATCGCTTGCGCGACTGGTACTACAAGTGGACGCGCCTTGAGACGCTGGAAGAGACGTTGAAGCCAGGGGCTTCGCAGTTTCAGGAGATGCTCGTCAGCACGGCGTTGAAGTCGGCATTTGGTGGCCACCTTCGCGACAGTGGGGCTGCTGTCCAAACGGTTGAGCACTTCTCAGCGGAGTCTGTTCACTCGCTTCAATGTCGCGTGGTGCTTCCGCCTGTGGCGCTGGCGGATGCTTCCGAAGGACGTAAGCTCGCACAAAGGATGCTGGGCAAGAGAGTTCGCGGGCGATAGCTCGGTAGCTTTTCTTTGTGGCAAGGAGCGCGTCGAGCTGTGGGATGAGGTGCTTCCACTTGCTTTCCTCGCCTTTGTGGCGGCCCCACCTGCCGGTTTTGGCAATTTTGGCTTCTACGCCAACGCGCACGCGCTCGCGGATGAGGTCTGCTTCGAACTCTGCGATTGCGGCGAGCATGGTGATCATCATCCGTCCTGCTGGGGTTGTGAAGTCCATGTGGTCGCGGACGGAGATGAAGGCGACGCCGAACGTTTGTAGGTCTTGCAGCGCAGTGAGTAAGTGCTTCACGCTTCGACCGAAGCGGTCGAGTTTCCACACGATGACAGCTTGAATGTGTCCTCGCGCTGCGTCTTCCATCAACCGTTTGTATGCGGGGCGTTGGTCGCTTCGTCCCGTTCCGATGTCTTCGTACAGCGGTCCCTTTTGCCAGCCGCGAGCGGAGATATAACGCTCTATCTCTTCTAGCTGCATCTCTGTTGATTGGGTTTTGGTCGAGACCCGCACGTAAATCGCCACACGCATGATTACTTTCCCTTTTGTCTGGTTTGTCTGTGATGAGCAACCATGCTCACATACAAAAATTTTGATTTTTTTATTGAATTTTTTTAAAAATTTAAATTTAAAAAATTTTTCGAGGCCAATTTTTCGAAAATTGGCCCTTATGGACAAGCAAACCATACGGACAAAGGACAAACCATGAAATCTCAAAGTGGCGATAAAAGCGTAAAACTCCAGTTCCAGATACTCGCCGAGGCTTCGGAAGAGGTGTCGGATGAATAACACTCTTCAGCAAATAGCGTCTGAGGCATTGTTTGTTCAGAATGCATGTAATCCGGTGGTTTTGGCCAACGGCTTTGCTCGCGCTCTGAAGGCGATGCGGGATGTCGGTATGGGCGATGAGGAGATACGCCGCTCGCCTATCATGACGCTTTGGGTCTCGAAGTTGTCGAGTCTCAATGACTGGCAGTCGGAATCGTCCGAGTCGCTTGCAAGCGCTCTGGCGCAGGTTGAGGAAATGGCGCAAGAGCGCCTTAGGAACACTGGCCCAAGAAGCTAAGTATTCCTTGGCAAAGTGCTTCGAAGCGCGCCCTGAAGAGAGCCCTCTCTTCAGGGCGCTGCTATTTGAGTGGCATCGGATAGAATGATTGTCGATGCACGGAAAGACACGTTCAGCCGGGAAGAAGCTCCCTCGCAACGAAGAGAAAGCGCTTCCAGCGCTTGTCCTTGCCGAAAAAAAGCCAGACGAAACGGTGCTTGAAGAAGGCGGGTTCTCGTTCGACGTGGACCGGCACTTCTTGAAGCTTCTTCCGCGGTTTGTGCAGGATCGTGTGGCGGCCATCCCGCTCATGTGGTGGGATCTCTCCGAGGAAGAGATCGTCCAGAGGGTTTGGCCGGAGCAGAGCGGGCCGGACTCGGTGTGCGAGAAATTGCGCCTCGCGTTATGGGACGATTACGACCGATGCTTTCGCTTTAAGCTTTCTGCGTTAGACATGGAGAAGTGCCTGCGTGGTATCTGCACGATGGGGTACTTCCGTGCTCGGGTACTTCCTGATCCTGGCAAGGTAGTTTTCTTATGCACGCCGCCGCCGTTGTACGAGAATCAGGTGCGGCGTCTTCACCAGAGGGGGCTACTAGAGATTCAGAAAATTTTAGATTTGCCGCTATTGCTTCCTGACGGGACCCCGGACGCGAAGCTAGCAGATGTAAAGCGTCGTATTTACGAATCGCTTGATCTGCGTCTGAAGGGCGCGATTGTACAGCGAATTGATCAGCGCAATGTGAACGTGAACATTGATGCGGACTCAGCGTCTTTCGAGTCCCAGTTCCCGGATGAATTGAAGTCGATGGAAGATTTGGAGCTTGAGCTTAAGCTGCTTGAGCAGAAGTCGATGAATCTTTCCATTCCTGGTGGCGGTCGCAGCGTCGAGGTGCTCGATGCAGAAATCGCGTCGCAAAGCGAAGCAGAAGGTGCGGGGCATCGTTTTCGTGGAGAATCCGGTTGAGCCGCAAGCGAATGAGAACGTGGTGGCAGGACCGCCGTTGCGTTACGGTGACGAGCCTCTAATGCACGAGGGGCATAGTTCTTTTTGTTGGTGTCACCCAGAGGTCATCAGGCAAGTGAGCGCTGAAGGAGAATTGACCGATGACATCATCATTGCGCACCGGCGAACCGATCATTGATGAAAAGGAGATAGCACTTCAGCGGCTTCGGCTTATGCGCCAGAAAGTGGCGCTTCAAGAAGGGTTGCCGCATCTCTACGGCTTCAAGTGGTACAAGTGGGCTTGGGAGTATTTCAACGAGACGAACCGAATGTGTTTCATCTCGGCGGCGAATCAAATCTCTAAGTCTTCGTCGCAGATTCGTCGGATCATACATCGCGCTACTGAGCCGAAGTTGTGGCCGAAGCTGTGGAAGACCACGCCTCGGATGTTTTGGTACTTCTACCCGAACAAAGCTACAGCGACTATAGAGTTTGAGACGAAGTGGAAGCCCGAGTTTTTGCCGCGAGGTAGTTTTATCAATCACCCGCAGTACGGTTGGAAGGCCGACGAGCGTGTTGGGGAGATATACTCTATCACTTTCAACACTGGCGTAAGCATCTACTTCAAATCGTATAGCCAGGACGTGATGGACCTTCAGACGGGTACCGTTCACGAGATTGATCTTGATGAAGAGCCGCCGGAGTACATCATGAGCGAGGTATTCATGCGGCTTGCGGCGTGTGATGGGTACTTATCTGCGGTGATGACGCCTACGCGTGGTCAAGAGTATTGGCGCGAGGTGTTTGAGGAGAGGGGCGCGCGGGAGCGTTTCCCGAAGGCTTGGAAGCGGCAGATTTCCATGTACGACTGTCAGTACTACATGGACGGAACACCTTCGCCGTGGACGAGGGAGAAGATCAATTATGCGATCAACGCCTGTGCGACACCTCAGCAGGTGGAGGTGCGTGTGCACGGTAGGTTTGCTAGCGCAACGGGTTTAAAGTTCAGTTCCTTCCACGATTCGCGAAACGTGCGACGTCCGGAAGATTATCCGCCGGAACAGCAGTGGAATCACGATTGGTTTTTTTACGTGGGATGCGACATAGGCTCGGGCGAGGACAATCATCCGGCTGCGGTAGCTGTTCTGGCTGTACGTCCGGATGGGAAGTTTGGCCGGTTCATTCGCGGGTGGCGTGGGGACAACGTGGCAACGACGGCTGGCGACGTTGTGGAGAAGGCGCTCCAGTTGTCGCACGATTTGCCGTTAACAGCGCTTCGGTACGATCATGCTTCTCGGGACTTCTACAACATCGCCATTGGGATGGGTTTGACTCCTACGCCTGCCGAAAAGTCTCATGCTATTGGCGAGCAGGTGTTGAACGTCGGATTCAAGAACCAGATGATCATGATCGACGACATCGAGGACCTGCGCCCGCTGCGGGCGGAGCTTCGTAATCTTCGGAAGGATACTCCGAAGAAGTCGGCGAAGGATGACTTCTGTGACGCGGCTCGCTATGCGGCGACCGGGGCTTATTGGGACTGGTCCGCGATAGAATCTGCCGAGATTATCAAGCTTCGGAACGGGGTGTCAGTTGCCAAGAAAGTCGAACATTCGTGGGACGACCGTCGTCGGATTTACGAAACCGAGGATGAAAAGCTCCTCACGCTCGAAGAGTACTGCGACGAGTGGAACGGCCTCTATGAAGGCGACGCAGCGCGACGAGGTTGAAGCTATAATTTATCTTGTCTCCCGTTGCCGGCAGCTTGGAGCGGTGCGGTTGGTCTATGACGGCTTGGAGGTCACTTTCGAGCCGGGAGTTCCGCGGCAGGAAACAGCCAGTTCGTCGGAGCCGAACGTTACGGAAGTCGAGCCTGTCGCACATCAGGACCAAAAGATCGACATTTTTGGCCCTGAAGGGGAAAACCTTATGCTCACCGATCCTCTGGTCTACGAAGAGATGGTCGAGCGTGTTCTCCGTGAAAAGAGGGTCTGATGTTCGACAAGCCGCTCAATGAGCTTACTGTTGATGATCTGAACACTTGGTACTTCAAGGCCGAGGAAGCGGACAAGCGAGTCTTTGCAGAGATGCGGACTAACTTGATGCTTGTTTCCGGTGAGCACTACCAACGGGATTACTGGGGGCGGGCATTTGATCGAATACGTGAGGCTCCAAACCTGAACTCTTGGCAGCGGTTGAAACTCACGAAGAATCACATTCAGCGCGTCACGAAGGCGTATCGAAACGCCATCGAGCGTCATTGTCCTGACGTTGCTGTGGAGCCTGGGAACGAGAAGGAACTAGCGGACCAAAAGGTCGCGGAGTTGTACGAGAGTTACTGGCAGTTCGCGAAGAAGCAGATCGACTTCCCGCGTGCGAAAGCGGAGCTTCTGAAGCTGTTCGTTGAGTTGGGAGAGACTGCGGTCAAGATTTACTGGGACGATGAAGCGGGCCGTATTATTGGCTACGAAGCCAAGGTGACGGAGCTTGAAGATGGCACCTTGGTTCCGGTGGTAGATGATACTGGCAACATCGTGATGACGCAGACGCCAGTGTACGGTGGTGCCATCAAGTGGCAGCCGATTGAGCCGTTCAACCTTCGTCGGGATCCTGGAGCGCGCAAGATGAGCGAATCCCCACTCATTTGCGTGACTCAGCTAGTTGCTCGGAACTCGCTCCGTGCGATGATCTCCGACAAGAAGAAATTGGCGCAGCTTGAGTCCATCCCGACACAGGAATACACGATCTTTGACAGCAACACGGGTAGTTACCGAACTTCGGAAGAGCTTTCTGCGATGCGGGAGTACTACATCCGCCCGAGCAGGTTGCTACCAAACGGCTACTTCTACTACGCGACCGATAAGCTGATCATCTCGCAGGGAGAGCTGCCGTACGGAGAGTTCCCGATCGAATGGGAAGGCTTCGACGAGCAGACGGGGAACCCGCGCTGCTTCTCCATTATTCGCCCGGTGCGGCCATGTCAGGTGGAGCTAAACCGCTGTGCCTCGCGCATTGCGGAGGCTCAGGTAACGCATGGTGACGACAAAATCATGGTGCCTGCTAACACCAAGATTTCCCAAGGGGCGCTTTTGCCCGGCGTGCGTACGTTCTCGTACTCTGGTGGCGAGCCTAAGTACTTCCCAGGTCGGGCTGGGGATCAGTACTTCGAGTACATGACGATGCAGGTTGACGAGTTGTATCGTCTCGCCAACATCCCCGAGATCAACGAGGAGCAACAAGAGTCGCCGGACCTGATGGTGAATCTCTGGAAGAGCTATCGATTCCGTAACAAGTTCGTTATTTACGGTGAGAAGTTCGAGCGCTTCTTGCAGCGGTGTGTTGAGAGGACTTTTGCCATCGCTAAGGCGTCCATATCCGAGGATGAGCTTATCCCTGCCGTTGGGCGCACGGAGATGTTAAACGCTTCAGAGTTTAAGTTTGCCGATCCTGTTGGCTACCGCATTTCGGTTAAAGCGCGTACCGAGGACATGGAGTCGCAGTTTGGAAAGCAGGTGGCGATACAGAGCATCATTCAGTATGTTGGGTCTTCTCTCGACAAGGAAGATTTAGGTCTTCTGCTTCGTGTATCGCCGTTTTTGAACAAAGAGCTGATGCTTCAGAAGTTCACGCTTCGGTACGACGCGGTGTTGAATGACATTCTGGCTCTAGATCGTGGTATTTACCGACCGGCGAAGAAGTACCAGGACCATCAGTATTACATTCAGTATCTGACGGCTCGCATGTCGCGTTCGGATTATGAGTTTCTTCCGGACAACGTGAAGGCGTTGTACGAAAAGGTCGTCCAAGAGCATCAGGCCATGGCGGCGGAAGCGATTCAGGAGATTGAGCGCGCGAAAGCTGGGTTTATTCCAAGCGGCGGTTATCTGGTAAAGTGCGATTTCTATGTAGGAACGGATCCGAACAACCCGCAGAAAGTGCATCGTGTTGCTTTACCTTCCGAATCTATCGACTGGTTGATTAAGAAACTGGACGCTCAAGGAACGACGCTAAAGCAGCTTGAAGCGCTCTCGTCTGATTCTCAGGCGGAGATTGCTCAGATGTTCGGAAATGGCGCTGGGGCCGTTCCCGCTCAAGGAGATTTGCCTGATGTCCGAAATGACTTTGCAGGGGTTGCGTGAGAAAGCGGCGGCGCTGGAAGCTGCCAAAATTGAATCGATTGCTTCGCCGCCGACTATTTCTGACTCGTCGGTTGGGAGTTCGAGCCAAGGGGATGGGAGTCCGCCCGAAGCCAAAAATAACGCGGCGAGTCAAAGCGAAAACGCCGCCGGAAACGGCCTTAAAAGCCTCGCCATTGAATCGAAAGGCCCGGAGCCTACCCAGGGTTCGGGGGCGGAAAAAATCGCCGCGGCCTCGGCTCTAAACGATGGGTCGGAGCAAAAAGACGGTGGGGCGCTGGAAGGCGCGGAAGAGTGGAAGCCGCCGGTGAAATTCAAGGCGGCTGATGAGGAGCACGAGATTCCGGAGTTTGCGCGTAGTTGGATCACGAAGGACAACGAGAAGCAGGTTCTGGAGCTGTTCCAAAAAGCTTATGGACTTGAGCAGGTTAAGGGGAAACTTACCGAAACGGCGGATAAGTACGCGGCTCTTCAGCAGGCACTGACTGGCATCATCGGCCTTCGCGACAAGGATTTAGGGAAGTTTCTTGAAAAGGTCGGCGTCACGAAGGAATCGCTCGCTAAGTGGATTCGCAGTCAAGCGGCTCTTGAGCAGATGAGCGAAGAAGAGCGCGCCGTGTATAATAAGAACCGCGAGCTTGAGGAAGAACGAGAGGGACTCTCCGCAGCCCTGGAGACTCTCCGCTCCGAGTTCGAGAAGACTGCTGTTCGAGCGCGGACGCAGGAACTCGACACGGTTCTTTCTCGCCCCGAGGTTCAGAGCTTTGCTGCCGAGTACAACCGGCGTGTCGGAGACGAGAACGGTTTCCGGAACCTGGTGATTCGCTATGGGCGGACGGAAGCATTGATGAGCCAAGGAGAGAGAGACCTCAGCGCAGAAGAAGCTGTTACGGAAGTGATGCACCTGTTGGGATACAAGCCCGGTCAACAGCCGACGCCGGTAAGCCCGCCTGCGCCCGCTGCCGCGCAACGTCCAGCAGTCATCAAGGCTCCAGCACCAGCCGTGCTTCCGAAAGTGCCCACGGGCACCGCTAGCCAGACGGGCAACGCGATACGACGGCTTTCCGACCTGCGTGAGCGTGCAAAAGCGGCATCAGCACAGGGCTGACGCCAACCAGACAATTTAGCTGCGGCCAGAGTTTTCTGGCTCGCTGCATCTCGTAGAGGTTCTGATGGCTACTACACGTGAGTTTCAGGACATGCTCAACGAGTACGTGCCGAACTCTCTTCTGAAGGAAGAGATGGTCGATCGTACTTGGATTCTTAAAACGTTCGAGATGGATAACTCGTGGCTTGGTGGGAACTACATTGTTCCCTTCAAGGGCGCGCAGGCTTCGTCCGTAGAGTTTGGCGCTTTGCCTGCGAGCAACGATATCGCTCAGTCGGACGCGGTGCGCGGTACGATTTCGACGCAGCCGGAAATGTGGGGCTCGCTGATTTTCTATCATCGAGACCTCATGGAGCACGGCAAGTTGTCGGAGCAGAACCTGCTTCGCCTGCTTCCGGATGAGATTGAAGACTTCATTGAGTATGTGCGGATGGCAGTGTCGCTTGCGATGCTGAACGGAGCGCGCATCACGAAGGCAACGGCGGACGGTACGGCGGGTGGCGATATCACGGTCGCGAACCCTGAGCGTTTGACCCTTGGTCAAAAAGTCACGATTGACGACGACAACTCGCCGCCGGTTGATGGCTATGTCCGCAACATCAACATGCTGACCGGCGTTGTGTCGATCTACAACGCGCGTACCGGTGGTACGGCGGTTAACCTTTCCGCTTACACCGTGTCGCAGAACGCTGCGTTGTTCTGGGTCGGCGGAATCGGCTCAGGCTTCACGTCGTTGAAGTCCTCGCTGCTTCCGGCTTCGGCGGGCGGTTCGACTACGCTCTACGGTCAGACGAAGACGTCCTACCCTTACCTTCAGGCGATTGCGCAGGATGGTTCGACGGTCACGGCGGTCACGTTCCTTCAGGACCTGTTCGACTTCCAGGTTACGGTTCGTCAGCGTGGCCGGGGTAACCCGGATCACTTGGTGATGTCGTACCGGAACTTCGGCTACTGCATGAAGATCCTCGAGAGCACGAAGGGCGCGTTCAACGTGGTCCCCGGCTCGCAGAAGGCGTCTCCGTACGGCTTCCAGGAGATCGAAGTGTTCGGGCCGAAGGGGTCGATGAAGCTCGTCGCGCTTAACGAGATGGACGATGATTACGTCATGGCCATTGATAAGCGTGCCGCGGTGATCGCGTCGAACGGTGGCTTCCGTAAGCGGCGTGCTCCAGACGGACGGGAATACTTCGAGGTTCGTGCGACGACTGGCTATAGCTACATCGTTGACATGTGCTTCTTTGGGGATCTCGTTCTCCAGCGGCCCAGCTACTGTGGGATCCTCTACAACATCCCGTAACGCACTGAATTAAGCTTGGGCGCGGCGGGGGCAGGTGTCACCTACTCCCGCCGCGTTCTCACATGGGGGAAGCATGAAGGAATTAGTCGCGCTCTTTTCAGCGCTTTTTATCGGTCAGGTGGCTTTTGCCGCTCCTCCAACGTCGCAGGTTCCGACGGCTGGGCAAGAGTATCAGTGGAATCGCTTCTTGGGTCCGACGGCGTTTGCCACGCTGCTCGGTACGAAGTTGCGGCAGGCTCACAATACTGCGGTTGGCATTCTCGACTTTGCGCTTGTGGGCGGGGCGGTTGGTGATCATGAAACCGGCATCACGCTTCCGAACAAGGCCATTGTGCGGAGAGTTTTTTTCGACACTCTGGTTCAGCCGACATCGGGTGGTTCTGCGACCATTGCTTTCAAGGTGCAGTCGGCGGCGGATCTTCGTGCTGCTACCGCGATTGCTTCTTGGACTGTTGGTCTGGCGCAAGGCATTCCGGACGGTTCGGTTGCGAATATGATTAAGCTAACGGCAGAGCGTAAGGTTTACGCAACGGTTGCTACCGCCGCTCTGACCGGCGGTAAGATCAAGGTGTTCGTAGACTACGTGGTGTCGGAGTAACAGGCCCATTGGGTCTTAGTTGCCGGGAGGCGCCGTGGGCGTACTCAATCTCTACAACGAGCTTGGTAAGGCGCAGTTCGAGCGCCTCTCGGCTGCTCCTGCTCAGTTGCAGGGGCGGTTCTACTTCGACATCATCACGCTGAAACCGTACATAGGTGACGGTACCGGCTACCGAGAGATACTACTCAATACCGATCCTCTTATCATCGGCACAAACGCAACTCCGGCGAACAATGTCCGATTCTACGTGCCGGCGGCAGGCGGTGGTCTTACGCTTCTTCAAGGGTCGGAAACAGCGACCCCTCCGGTCACACCTACCAACTACGCGAACCTCACATCATTTCTCTCAAGCTGCCGCGTCGCAAACCAGCTAACTTTCTCGCAGGCTACTCCGACCACACCGGCCGCGACCATACTCGCGCTGTACCAAAAAACCGATGGTTACCTGTACACGCGAGACTCTACGGGCACCGAGTGGCCAGTCATCTCGAAAGAGGTGCCGAGCTTTGTGACGTGGGTCCAAACGACGACGCCGCCAAATCCCGCTGCGTCTCGGTACCGCACTTACTTTAAGTCTGATGGGCATCTGTACTCTCTCAACTCCTCTGGTCTTGAGCGGAAGATCGGCTCTGGAGACGGAGCTGGCATTAATTACTGCTCGAATCCTGACGCGGAGGTCGCGACAACCGGCTGGGTCACTTATGCCAACACCGCGGGGCCCGCGCCGGTCACCGGTGCGGGCGGCTCGCCGAACATCACATGGACGCGCACGACGTCGTCGCCGCTCGAAGGTATTGGCTCCTTTCTTCTGTCGAAAGACGCAGCAAACCGACAGGGCCAAGGCGTCGCCTTCGACTTCACCATTGCGCCTGCGGACCTTGGGAAACAGCTCACCGTTTCGTTTGTCTCGCAGAGCAACTCCGGCTACGTCGCAAACGACGTTCTCGTCTACGTCATCGCAGACCCCTCAGGCACGCCGGAAGTCATTCAGCTCACTCCCGCCGGCATTCCGAAGGCCGACAGCACCGGCGGGGCGCTCTACACCGGGACGTTCCAGGCTGGGCCCACGGCCACGAGCTATCGGCTCTGCTTTCATGTCGCGACCACAAGCAATTCGGCCTACACGCTGAAGATTGACCGCATCTCCATCGCTCCGTCTCCGGTGGCCTTCGCTGCCGCAGTCACCTATCTTGGGTCATTTTCTTGCTCGACCAATTCGACGAACGTTACGGCTACGGCGAACGTTTGGCGCGTTGGCGGGCGTGCAACCATTACCTTCCAGGCTAATTTTACCGGCACACCTTCGTTTGCGACGCCGTTCACGATCAACCTTCCTAGCGGGATAGCAATAGACACTAGCTTACTTTCGCAAGCTGAAGAGCGAGCCCAGCTTGGTTTTGGTGAATTCCGCGACTTCGGTGCAAGTACCTACCCCATTATCCCCAGATACTTAGGCACCGCCGGGGCGTCCGCTGTGACTTTTGCTTACAAGCCGACTGGGGGAAACTTCGCGGCGGGTATATCCACCTCGGCACCATTCACCATCGGCAACAACGATGTCTTGCAATGCACCGTTGACATTCCAGTGGTCGGCTGGGGCTCGAACGTTCAGATTGGAAGCTATGATGGGCGGACGGTAGCTGCGCGATACACAAGCTCGACAACTGCGCTGTCAGCAACGTACACGACGGTCGTATTTCCGACTCGGGACTACGACACGCACAACGCCTACAACCCCTCCACCGGCGTCTTTACCGCTCCGGTTGCCGGTTACTACCGAGCGACCACCGCGATGCGCACGGCAAG